GTCCGGCTGGCCGCTGTGCTCGATTTCGTCCACCGTATAGGTTCCTTTCGGGAAAAGCGCCTCCCCTTTCCAGCCCAGCGCCAGCGACAGCTCAACGCCCCGGCGCGGCATCATCAGCTGCCCGTCCGCGTCGTCCAGCTCAATGTCCAGCTGGTCCGCCTCAAAGCCGCGGTTATCGGTCAGCGTCAGGCTGATAAGCCGCTGCTCTATCTTCTGCGTAACATCAGCCCCGGCAAGCGTCAGGCGAAAAGCGGGCGCGTTCGCCTGCCCGTTAATCCAGCTGCCCGCCATCATGAGAACAGCCCGCCCACTGCTGCGCCCACTTTACCGGCGGCGTCGGTGGCCGCGCCCTTCATGGCCGACAGCTGATCGCTGAGGCTTCCGAACATCTCACCCAGCGATTCGTCGGTGCGCTTCAGCGTCAGCGTAAACTCAATGCGCCGGCACACGCCGTTGCTGAAGAACTCCGCTTTGGTCTGGCTCAGGCTCTCGATCACGAACATGCCGTAAATCGTGCCGCTGCCCTCAATCAGCGGCCACGCGCGGCCCAGCTCGGCAATCTGCTCCAGCGCGAACAGCGACAGCCTGCCGCCGGTGATTTCAGGCAGCAGCACGCCCGACAGCGTGATCGTGTCGTTATCCGGGCCGAGGAACTGCAGCGCGGGACGCACGCCCACGCGGCTGTTTGACGGGAAGCGCCAGCTGCGCTGCAGCTGCAGCTCCTGATACGGCACGGTTTTGAGCATGAAAACAAACAGGCCCAGCGTCATCATCATGAGTCAAATCCTCCACGGTCTCGGTAGCTGCTGCGGGCGCGGGACTGCGCCTGCCGCTCTTTCGCCTCCAGCCTGCGCATCACCTCGTCCACCACGTCCTGCGCGCTCTGTCCCGGCTGCTGCACGATGGTGATCGGCGCGTGAATGCTTACGGGCGCGGTAGTTGCTGCAGACTGCTGGCGCGGTGCCTCCTGACGGTACGCCTGCGCGGGCAGGCTCAGCGGGTGCAGCGGCTTCGCCTCCGCCGTTCCGGCTGCCATACCGAGCGTCATTGCCGCCATGGCCGCCAGCTGCGCGGTGCGCTTGCGGCTGGTCACGCTTACCGGCCCGCCGACAATTTCCGGCCCGTTTTCACCCACGACGCCAAACTGGCCCGCCGGGATGTTGCCGCCGGTGTCGTACATGCCCGCAAACGCCGGGAAGCCGCCCACTGGCAACTTAACCCCGCCACCGCTGACACTGGCAGCCTGCGGTGCCTGCGGTGCCTGCGGCAGCTTCGTGTTAGCCGACGCCTTGCTGACGAGGCCGAACTTATCCAGCAGCTCGCCGATCCCGGCCTTCAGGCTGTCCAGCGGATGCATCACCATGTTCAGCCCGTCGGCCAGCGCCTGCCCGAACGCTTTACCCTTCGCGGCGGCGCTGTCCAGCTCGGCCGCCGTGGACTGCACCGGCGTCAGCAGGTCTTTAAACCAGCCGAACAGCGCCTGAACTTTGTCGCCAATCCACTGGAACACCGGCTGGAGCGGTGAAAATGCCTCGCTGATGGGACCGGCGGCTGCCCGGAAGCCGTCCACCACGCCGCCTAAATACGCTTTAATTGGCGCCCAGTATTTCCAGATAACCAGCGCCACACCCGCAAGTGCCGCGACGGCCGGCCCGACGGGACTCAGCAGCGCGCCGAGCGCCCATACCACGCCCGCCAGCACCGTGCGCAGCAGGGCAAAAGGCGACTTCACCAGCCACAACAGCGCGCCACCGGCACCGCGCACCGAGGCGGCCAGCGGCGCAAGGGCGGCACCGGCCAGCCCGCGCACCTGCGCGCCCAGCGCCCGCACACCGGCCATCGGGTTACGGAAGGACGCAACCAGCGTCTGCCCGGCGTCCTGCGCCTTCTCTTTGATTTTCTCCAGCGCACCCTCACGGAAGGCGTTGAGGATGCCGCCGCCCTCGTCGTCATCGTTAACGCACAGCTCGACACCCGGCAACGCTCGGCGACGCGCTTCGGGGATAGCTGCATCGCATGACAGGCAGAAAAACTCACTCGCTCCTGCAGGACGGTGAATAGCCATTGCCAGGTTGCGCGCCAATTCTTCCTGGACGCGCTGCTGAACCAGATCCATTGAGTCGGCCATTAGAACGCCACCTCGATTTGCGCCTTTAGCTTTTCAACTTCTTGCTGTAGCAGCTCAGCAGCTTCAACGCATGACATCTCATCACGGCGAATAATCCAAGCCAGCATTTGAAGGCGAGAGATCATTAATTCCGCACGGTTTTGACGCTCCTCTTTACGTGCGTAATTAAGCATCATATCGAGTTCAATATGCGACTTAGTTTGTTTAGTTTGAGAGGTATTATTCAGCATGAATTCTTTCCTTTTTTAGGCAAAGTGAATCCCGGCGGGTTTACGCCATTTAATTTCTTTGGGTTAATTAGTTTGGAAGCGTTAGTTTCTTAGGAAATAAACTCACGACTGCGCGAAAGTGATTCATTGCACCTATCAGCGCGTTAATTTCGTCACTCGTCAATTCACTGTATTCAACGTTGTGACGTTCTTTATTGATGTTTGCCAAAAAGAAAATGGCGCTCATCGCTCGATTATTTTGTTTGTACTGTGGATCACGAGTATTACGCATATCACTGATGAACCGCTTTAGCTCATTACCGCAATCGCCGTACATCATGGTGCGAAGTGCGGCAATATGATTAAGCGCGCTAACTCGCTGCCCGGCGCTCATTTGAACAGTGATGCTTTCAGCTTTGTAAGCCATGTCGTTTTTTTCCTGTTGCCAGTTAAACCTGCCAGCAATTCGGCTTGAGAGTTTGCCGGATGCCAGCGCCTGCCATTTTCAGCTGCAATCCAGCCGTGACCGAATGCATGTGAAGGGCTTTGCCGTTTTAGAAGCGGTGCTACTGAAAACGCCATAACTAAACAACCCCTATCGATGCGCCGATCCCGCTTAACACATCTGCAGTGCCAGCCATTGCAGGGTTTGAATGCACGCGCGTTTGAACAGCTATCGCAGCTAAAGTCAGGCAGCGAATGCCGGCATTAACGTTCTGCACAAATCCACGCCGACAGGCCGAGGTAAATTTTTTCTGACTCACAACGCCCGCAGCTAACTGCCCGACTTCGGAGGTAGCTTTGAGGACATAAGCCGGTAAGTTCTCCTGAGCGATTTCGTTTACCGGCACGCATGGCAGGCATTGAAGTTGAGCCAATGCGCCATCAACCAGCGTTGAGTCTTCCGTCAGGTCGGTCAGGATCAGCATTTCACGAACGGTAAGCTGATGGACCTGATCCGGGTTTAGCTTGTTACGGATGGTTTGCGGATTAAGCCCCGCCTTTTTAGCCAGCTGGATGATGTTGTGTTTCGCAGAAAACGCGCGGCACGCTTCATCAAAATGGCTATGTGTGGAGACACTGAAATCAAACATGCTTAATACCTCACGTTATCCCAATATGGATGTATCAAGCCTGCATTGTGATTTCATGACCGGCTGCTGCTTCGATAATTAGGGCAAGCATGTTGATCTCGATGAGGCCGTTAACCCCATCCTTATTCCTGATAGGGAGGCGGTTTTCGCGGTACATCTGGCGAACAGTGCCTTTCTTGTAACCTGTGCGACGGCAGAACTCCTCGACAGTAATGTACGGTTCCGAAATCACGAGATTGATTGATGGGCGCATTGAAAGTTTACGGGTCATGATGCAGTATTCCTCGGTTTAGGTATTAGATATCACTATTAAACGCTATTCATCTCATCACAGACCGAAGAATAGGATCACAAATCGGATATGTCAACGAAAGAAAACACAAATCGCCATGATGCGAAAGTGGTTCGTGAAGCGGTAGAAAGTAACCGGGGCGGTAAAGACGCGATTCTTCGCTTAGTTGAAGCCTACGGATTCAGCAGCCGTCAGGCGCTATGCACCCATTTGGGCGTTTCGCAAAGCACGCTAGCCAACCGTTCAGCCCGCGATACCTTCCCCGCTGACTGGGTGATCATCTGCCATATGGAAACAGGAGCATCGCTCACCTGGCTTACTACAGGTAAAGGTGCACGCTTTATGGAAGTAGAGGAATCCCGTGTTGTGATTGCGACACACAAAAAAATCTCAAATGGGATTTTAGAGACCATGGATGATTTCATTCTGGATAAAGCATCACTACCTGAAGGCTTAAACGCCCCGTTTGTGATCAACGCAGACAGAAGCACTTATTTGGTTGATACCTATGAAGGCGAGATCGTCGATGGGTTATGGCTTATCGAGATTGATAAGTTAGTCAGCATTCGAGAACTGGTACGTTTTCCCGGTGGAAGAATACGTGTCGAGAATGGGAAATCGTCATTTGAATGCCAATCAAGTGACATCGTGGTTTTAGGCAAAGTGATCACCCGAACCGAATACCTTTAAGGCATGGAATGGCGATAAACAAATTACCCAACGGGAAATGGCAGGCACAGGTTTTCCCAAACGGCCGTGACGGCAAAAGGATTCGCCGCCAGTTTGCGACGAAGGGCGAAGCGCAATCCTATGAGAAGTTCGTAAAAGAACAGGCTCAAGATAAGCCTTGGCTAGGAGAGAAAGCAGATAAGCGGCGGGTAATTGAGCTGGTTGAATTGTGGTTCAACACGCATGGTATTACGTTGGCGGATGGTGAGAAGCGGCGAACCACAATGGCGTTCGCCTGCGAGGCGATGGGAAACCCACTCGCAACCGAGTTTAACGCAAAAATTTTTGCGTCTTATCGCGAGCAGCGGTTAAGCGGGAAGATCACGCGCTCCACTCGAGTGAAGACTGTTACGCCTCGCACGGTCAATTTAGAGCTGGCATATTTTAGGGCGATGTTTAACGAGCTACGCCGGTTAGATGAATGGATCGCACCGAACCCGTTAGAGAACGTTCGCGAGTTTAAAATCAGTGAATCTGAGATGGCGTATCTCACCATTGAGGAAATCAGAACCCTCCTCGCCGAATGTGAGAACAGCCGTTCTAAAGACTTAACTACCATTGTGAAAATCTGCCTGGCAACTGGCGCACGATGGAGTGAGGCCGAAGGCTTGAAGGGGAACCAAATCCGCGCCGGTCAGATCATCTACGTTAAAACTAAAGGCAAGAAAAACCGAGCGGTGCCGATAACTGAGAAATTACAGGCTGATCTGCCATCCAGCAGGAAAGCACAGGTGCTCTTTAAACCTTGTTACTCAGCCTTTAGAAAGGCCATGCAACGCGCTGGCATCGAGACACCTGCTGGGCAGCTTACGCATGTTTTGCGCCACACGTTTGCGTCTCATTTCATGATGAACGGCGGCAATATTCTTGTGCTTCAGCGGATACTGGGGCATACAGATATTAAAGTTACAATGCGGTACTCGCATTTTGCTCCGGATCATTTGATTCAGGCTAAAGATCTTAACCCCTTAGAATTTAATGATATATGAGATCCACACTTTTTTGAGCAGTGCCTAATAAAACAATTAAATTCAATTAAAATAATGGGTGCCATTCGACACCCATCCATGAATTTAAAGCGAATTAAGTCTATTTAAAATTTTTGTTTTTTCAGCATTCAAGGCCTTGTCAGTAATATCAATGGCCGGTTGAAATATATTCATATCCATCTCGAAATGATTGAATTCGTTTAATAAAGTCTTTTTCGACATAAAGAAAACACGGTGTTGAACTTTCTCAACTTCATCTCCTTTAAAAGAAGCATATATGATACTGGATAACATATCTGACCTTTTAGTATTAATGCTATATTTTTCAACCAAACGTTTCTCAACACTTAATCTCAGAAATAAATATGTAAGAGTGTGCCTGAGGGTTTTTGATAATAAAGGATATTCAAGTGATTTTAGAGGACTAAATCCTTCATAATCCCAATTTATGATATCTGCAGCGGATAATTTATGTTCTTTTTCCAGAACCTTATCTGAAAAGAGTTTGTTATATATTTTTTTTACGTCTATCTTTTCTTCACAATAGCCATGCATCAACTGGGTCAATTGATTTTTCTCTTCAATGTATCCATTAAGTTGACATAAACCACGCATGAAAGGCACTAATGAAACCACAAATTGCTCTTCATTATTCACCTCATGCTTTATATCACCTCTCAATAGATTGAGAAACTCGTAGATATATAAAAGAATTGTCATCTCTTTTGTTACTATTGGCGTGAAGCCATTATTCTCCCCTGCAACATTATTAAAATAATAAACATTCGAGCATTCTTTTTCTTGATGCTCAAGCAGTTTTATTAAGTCGGTGTTATGAGTGAGTATAATAGTCTTTTTAGTACGAAGAAAACTCAAGATTGCATAAGCTAATTTGTTTTTATAAATTGAGTCGAAACTTGAAATTGGATCATCAAGAATAATGAGCTTCGAATTAGAATTCTTTGCTTTAAGTAGCTCAAAAGCAAGTGAAAGGAAGTTCTGTTCTCCGTTACTAAGCTCCAAATCCGTCCTTTTTTTATTCAGGAAGTCTTTTCCTCCTAACATCAATCTTATATTTTTATCATTGTCTCGTTCCAATGATATCTCTCGTTCAAGAGACTCATTAAGAAACTGTTCAACAAAAAGAATATCTTCACTACTAAACATTGGCTTATTTTGTAGTAGCTTTAAATATTCTGACTGATTCTTCTGTAACTCATACCCTTTCGAAATTGTAATAAAATCATACTTTAAAAGTTGCCAATAAATATTTTTGTAATGATTAAAATCCTCAACTAGCGCTTCAATCATCTTTTTGTCTGCACTTCTGATAGCAAGCCTAACTGTTTCTTTAATTTTGAATGGGTCGGCACCACTTAAGTTTTTTATGATTTTTTCAGCTATTCTTTTCTCTTGATCATCCATCTGATTTGTTGTTTTTTCATACTGTTGTTTTTTTTCAGCTAGTTTAATTACTGGATCAAGCGCATGGTCGCAAACTAAGCATTCATTTATATAATGAAATTTTTGTAATAATGATAGAGCCTCACTCTGCTCTTCCAATTTAACAAAACCTTCTTCTCTTCCATTGAGCTTGAAATTATAGTTTGATAGATTGCGAATTATAGAATCGTCACTTGCAAAATCATTTATAAAAAAACTAAATTTAAGCTCATCATAATCTATAACTTCATTTACCTCTTGCTTATATATAGTATCAATGAACTCTTCACGGTTTATTTTTTTTCCTCTTGATTTATTGTTGGCCACATCAGAAATAAAAGCCTTTAACTTTTTATCTTGAATAACACCATCAAAATTAGTGCTAATTTTTGATATTTGATATTTACGTTTCAATATATCAACAAGTTCTTTCTCAAAGAGAAGGGAAAATGCAGTGTTTAACTTTTCTTTAAGTTCATATTCTTTTTTTATGTCATCGCCAAGTATAAAGTCTTGGGTCTCTCCCTGAATTATATTCCTATCATTTTGATCTGATATAACATGGGCTATTTTTGGGGTTTTATGTGTGTGTTCTTCATCATCAACAAATATAATATATTCTGAGCCAGCCTCTTGATTCAGTACTTTAGAAAAACTAGTTTTTCCTGTACCATTAGGTCCGTATAAAATACATGTTTTCTTTTGGCCAAATTCTAATTTGTTATTTTTATCCAAATTGATAAATTCATCAGTGAATATCTTTCCTTTCTTTATTTTTGAAAAAACGATTTTCATAAGACCTCCATGTAATAAATTAATTAAAATTTAACTGAATTGATTTAGTAGGATTTTTCGCGGATTAAATCTATGAGTATATTTATCATAATTTATATCGTAATTGGGTGTTTAAAATCCCCAATTAGCATATACAGACTAAAAAACTAAGAAAACATATAAATGAAAAACAATTATTCACTTGCTAACTAAAAAATGGAGTATCTGATTGGAATCTATTAACTTTGGTAATAGTAAAATTACCATTTGATTTTCATTTCATACTTATTAGTTTATTGGAAACCTTAAAAAATCCGATTTGTAATGTTAATACATTGAAAAAAAACAATTTATTGATAAGAAATAGTGATAAAAATTAGCATTGATTTCTTATAAACCTGATTAAGTTCTGATGTTGGAGAGTTGGAACTAGGTACAATTCCTGCTTGATAACTATCCTCACAGAGTCACAAGCAGGATTCTCAATAGGTCTTCCTTTTTTGGCAGCAAAGTGGCAGCAGAGCTCAACGCTATGTGCCACTTTTCATCACTATTTGGCCTAAAGAAAACATTAAAATCAGTAAGTTACTGATTTCACTCGTTTCAAATTGGGACTCATAATCGCTTGGTCGCTGGTTCAAACCCAGCAGGGGCCACCAAATTTAGTGATTTAAATCATGCTCTTAAGCCACCTTCCTTGAGGTGGCTTTTTCGTATTTGGCTTTCATTGCCCCCTTTTTGTCCACCGAGATCCAAAAGCTAGACAGCAGCATCTATCATTTGTGAACATAAGACGCTGGAACTAACTCAATGCGTAAGGAATACCTAATGATTTATGATTGTTTTTTATACTACGACGAAGATATGCTACTTGATATAAGATTAAATACTTTGGACGATGCCGTAGATTATTTTGTCATTGTAGAATCTACTCATACATTCACTGGGAAACCTAAGAAATTAAATTTCGATATAGATAAATATGAAAGATTCAAAGATAAGATTATCTATGTTGTCTTTGATGAGTTACCAATTCTAAAAAATGGTAAAGCAGGGAACTATGATGCCTGGGCAAACGAGGCTGCAACAAGAAACGCTATAATGCGAGGATTAAAAAAGGCTAAGGATGAAGATTTGATATTAATTTCCGATGTTGATGAAATTTTTAACTCAGCAATTGTAAAAAAAATAAACCCCAAAAAATTATGTACGATATTGTATATGCCTTTTTATAATTATCAATTTAATCTTCAAGTATTCAATGCTGACGGATCAGAGCGTCAATGCCGATTACCACGGGCTACTAATATGCATAATCTCAAACATTATTTTGACGGTAAGCCAGAGTTGTTCCGAAACATAAAGAAATCAGAATTATACAGTCATTTTATTTCAAGAAACTGGTTTAAGTTACGCAGCAAGGTCATAAAAAATGCAGGCTGGCATTTCTCATGGATTATGACTCCAGAACGGATATCAGAAAAAATGTCTTCAATTTCTCATACCGAATATGATTTACCTCATTTAAATAATAAAGAGCACATTATTGATGCGCTGAAAAATGGTAAAGATTTATGGAATAGGGAAAGAAAACTTGTCAGGCAAGAATTAACTAATGATAAATTCCCATCTTACCTTGTTGCGAACAGAGAAAAATTTAAACAATTCGTCTTGTGATAATTTTAGGTTGACAATAAACGGTTAATTCTTAGCGTCATTTAAACTTTTGGAAAGCACAACCACCTATAATCGTGCTAATTTTTAATGACGCCTGACACTGTTTTTACCCCTCTGTTTTTCAGTCCATTCGAATCAGTCAATTTTACCGCAGCCCCCTAACCAATCATGGCCAAATGGACATTGCTTACGCTCAAGCAGCAGATCCATTCAAGATCCAATAATCTGCAAATAACAATCTTGTCTTTTTCTCATTGATCTGTGCAATTACCAAGATCCAACATTGATCCTTCAAACTGAAAAGCACTCAAAATCTTTTCAAGATTTTAATTTGCCTAATTACATCAGAAAGCCAGCAGCCGCGTGCACTGGCGCATCGGTTTGCATAAAAATAAAACTGAAAAATTTTTATGATGTAAAAACCCACAGCCGGGTGCGATGTAGCGCCGTTTTCGTCATTGTGGGGCTGTTGCTGCACCTGTGCCCTACTGTGCGGATGATCCATGTGAGGGTGATTAGTCGAGTGGCTGTTCTGATGCGTGCGGCTACGTGCGTTCTGTGTGGTGTGATAGCAGGCATAAAAAAACGCTGTGTTAGCAGGTCTGGTGAAGTGGATAATTTACCGATAACTTGAGAATATTTCGCGGCGAGTGCAGTGACATGTATGGCACTTTTCCCGATGGCGACTCTGTTGGTTGGCTGCCCGGTAGACGGGTGCGTATGACTTGCCATTCACTGCATAAGCGCAACACTGTCAAGCATCAACTGCGCCACGTTGATTTGCTCTGAACCAATCCAAACCACTGGCGCGATAGTCTCCTGACGTGTAGCCGCGACGCTTTGCCTGATTTCGTAAAAGATTAGGCTCAACATAAGCCTTGGCTGGGAGATAAAGCGGATAAGCGGGAAGATCACCCGCTCCAGCCGAGTGAAGACGGTTACGCCGCGCACTGTTAATTTAGAGCTGGCATATTTTAGGGCAATGTTTAACGAGCTACGCCGGTTAGATTAATGAACCGCTCCGAACTCGCTTGAAAACGTGCGCGAGTTTAAAATCAGTGAATTGGAGATGGCGTTTCTCACCATTGAGGAAATTAAAACACTCCTCGCTGAATGTGGGAACAGCCGTTCTAAAGATTTAACTACTATTATGAAGATCTGCCTGGCAACTGGCGCACTTTGGAGTGAAGCCGAAGGCTTAAAGGGCAACCAAATCCGCGCCGGTCAGTTCATCTATGTGAAAACTAAAGGCAAGAAAAACCGCGAGGTGCCGATAACTAAAAAATTACAAGCTGATCTGCCAGCCTGCAGGAAAGCACAGGTGCTCTTTAAACCTTGTTACTTAGCCTTTAGGAAGGCCATGCAACGTGCCGGTATCGAAACACATGCTAGGCAGTTTTTGCACGTTTTGCGCCACACGTTCGCGTCTCATTTCATGACGAACGGCGGCAATATTCTCGTACTTCAGCGGATACTGGGGCATACAGATATTAAGGTAACAATGAGATATGCGCATTTTGCGCCAGATCACTTGTCTGAAGCTATTTTACTTAACCCTCTCAGCAAAATGGAATCGTGATGGAAAAGGAAATTCAGTGTGATGATTTAGAACTCGAAGAACTCCTATGCGTTAAGGTTTTCAGTAATACATTTCATGTAATTGGCTTGGATAGGTATTACAAAGCGATAACAGAATGGGCTGAAAGAAAAGTCTTAACAGGCGAAGAGTCTGATACTCTCCTTATTCTGGCATCTCTGAATTTAGAGCCGATACCTGATCGTAATGAAGTAGAGCAATATCTAAAAATTTACCAGCGAGAGATGAACATACAAAATCCACATCCTCATTACAGCGCATTAGTATGGCTACGGATGCAAATAGGATATTTGATTGCTTCTAAATCCGGTGAAGATGTTGAGGGCAAGCTTGAATTATTTACTCATTATTTCTTAGATTTTCCGCCAAGAGCTTTCGCCAGATCAGCGAATATTCTATCCAATTTTTATTGGGAACTGTTTGAAGAAGCAATACCTATCTTTTATTCAAAAGCTTCTGAAATGAGTGAAAACGAACTCATTTTGCATGTTAAAGAGCGTCTAACCCCTCTCTACAGGAAGTTAGACAACTCTGACTGGATGGGAATTCTAGCTAGAGAAATTTTTGTGTAG